CAGCGGCAGGCTCTTGTGCTGTTGCTTGTGCAGGTTCTGCGGCAGGTGCTGTCTGTGCTTGTGCAGGTTCTGCGGCAGCTTGTGCTGGTGCTGGTTCAGCGGCAGGAGCGGCTGTTTGACCTAGACCTTGTGCGGCACGGTCTGCAACATACTTTTGAATTTCTTGTGTAATGAACTGACTGATCTGAGCAGGGTTGGCACCAGCTGGTTTACCTGCAGGAGCTTTACCTAAGAATTTTGTTAACCAAGCGGTTGCTTGTTCTGGAGTAGCTTGTTGGCCACCTTGTGCCATTTGTGCGGCAGTTGCATTCCACTGATCAATTGCTTTTTTAACAATTGTACCAGTTTTATCTGCTTGCTTGTTTGCGGCGTCTTGTGCACCGTAAGCGGCTTTAGCACCTGCTAAACCACCTTGTCCTAAACCTTTAAAGCCTGCGGCTACATTTTTAGCAAAATCTAGTGGGCCTTCATTGATGATAATTTCGTTAGTTTTCATTGCTTCGCATTCTCCTAATTCCGCGTGTGAACTTGGTAGGATCTTGCGAACGAATACTGTTGAGTAAACGGCGTTCTAACTCATCGGCTTGTTCAGCGTCAAAGTTCTCTTTAATGTAGTTTATTAGATTTATAGCACCGGCGATAACATTACTGGCACGTGATTCCACAAGATTTCCCTTGTCTTTGTGCTGTAATAACCCGTCTAGCTCGTCTAAAATACTGCGAGTACGCTTTTGCAAGATTCTACTCCAATTTAGTTATATTTAGTTGAAATATTATTCTTTGGCTTTCAAACCTGCAAGCATCTGTTTGAGCTTGTTGCTTTGTGCTTCGCCCGTAACTTTGGGCATGATTTCGCCTGTGTCTTGATCTACTGAATTTGTAGACGCAGATACTGTAGTGCTGGTTTTAATTTTACTTAAAATACTGCTGGCTTGTACGGGACCACCTGAATGTTCTTGTGCATCTGGGCCCGGATCTGTAATACGCATGGTTTCAATGTTGTATTCTAAGTCAACTTTCATGCCCACGCCATTACTACTACGAGTTTTCATTAACTGAATTTGATAACGTCCACGCTCTTTCATAGCACGACTTGTAAAAATACCAAACACGTTATCAGCTGTGTTGATCTTACTAATACCACCGGAAATATGACTATGGTCAAATTCGATTTCTTCCACGGCACTACGATTTAACTGCGATGCTGTTACTAGTAGCACACCTAATTCTTTAGATAAGTTACGCAATTCTTCTGACACATACTTGTCCTTAACAAACAAGTCGTTGGGACTAACTTTTGCACTTACTGGCATCAGCAAGTCCAAATAGTCAACCATCATAAAGTCAACTTTGTTGCCTGTTTGAATTTGATATTCTTTAACAAAACTGCGAATGTCGTTGATGTTACTTTGTGCTGGTAAGGACTTGATACGATATGTACCGGACTTTTTACCCACCATTCTAATTTTTAGTTCTGTGCTGTCAATGTCCTTGCGAATATCTTTTGTGCTGGTATTGGCCAACATAGCGGCTGTACGCAATGCACACAATTCTTCACTAAGTTCTAGGGAAATATAAACACCGCTAAGTCCTTGTTGTAACCAGCTGAGTGCAATATTCATCATAACCAAGGATTTACCTGATCCAGATCCACCTGCAAAAATGTTTAGTTCGCCACGGCTAAATCCACCGTATAAAATCTTGTCCAAAGTAGGCCAACCTGTGCTAACCTGTCCACCTTGATTAAAGTATCTGTTAAGAGCATCACCGGCTGTGTTAAAGAAGTCTGTGCCAAGATCTTTGGTTAAACTAATCTGTACTGCGTCTTTGATTAGTTTTTCCACAGGATCATACTCGCCCTTTTCCAACAAGTCTGCGGATTTAAGAATAGCACGTTCTAGTTCTTGTCTGCGAGTAAACTGTTCGAACTCGCTCATGAACCATTCGTTATGCTCAGACATTTCGCCAGCAGGTTTTAGTTCAACACCTGTGGTTGCACGAATTTGTTCTATAGTGGGAAGAGTGCTGTATTGAGCACTATAGTCTGTGATAAATTTTGCAGTTTCACGCAAACTGCGATCAAAGTTTTCAGCATTGTAGATGTTCTGCACACGCACAAAGTTCTGTGCGTCATTCAACATCATTTCTAAAAATAGTTTTTGTAATTCTGGACTGTATTCTTTAGTTGACATATATTATTAATTATACAATTTTTTCTTGAGTAACTCAATTTTAAGTTTGCCAGTTTCTTTTGCGGCTAGTATGCTTTTCAAAACAAACAATTTACCCAGTGCCTCTACTGCACTACCAACGTCTTTGTAATCTTTTTGCCAAACGGGATAGCTGACATGCCAACCATATTCTATAGCCGCATCAACTAACTTAGTGCCTGCACGATCAGCATCGGGTACAACAATAACTTCCTTGCCTAAACTATCAATGATGTCTGCTTGTACTTCACTACATTCGTTGCTTAGTACTGCAATACCATCAATGGCCATAGCATCAAACGGGCCTTCTACTACAATAACAAACTTTGAATCTTTCGATTGTTTGTCAATGTTGAATACATAGTTGGGTTCGTAGTTGGAATGATACTTAGGTTTTACGCCTTCGTCAAATGTTCTGGCTGTGTATCCAATAATTTGATTCTTCCAAGTAAACGGAATAATTACACGCTTGTGCAAATTATACTGTGCTTCTGGTGTCCAGTAAAAGTCGTACTTGGTTAAGTCTACGCATCTATCTGCTAGATAGCACACACTCTTATGAAATCCTTCTGGTACATCTTGATCTCCGTTAAGAGTATAGAATGTGTTCAACGCTAGTAGTGTTTGTGCCTGATCGGGCAAGGTTCTTACTTTAAATGTAACCTCTTCCCGTTCAACTTTTTCTAATTGTTCAGGGGCAACTAATTCCTTAACACGAATAGCATCAATGACTAGACGTTTAACTTCATTTTCACTGGCACCAAGCCAGCTTAATAGTTTACGGAACTTGTAGGTTAAGTGACGACCAGGAACATAGCTAGCCTTGAAGTTACAATTAAAACAATGATAACTGATACCGCCGTCTGGGTTAGCAACCAGTCCGCCACGCCCACGTGTGTCTGCTGACTCACCATTGTGATGACAACAAGGCGCATTGAAACTAATCCAACCTGAAGTTGCATTAGTTTTCTTTTTAGAAGGAAGTAGTAGCTTTACGGCGTCTTGAATAGAGTTCAACATTCCAGTTAGTATACACTAAAATAATACTAATTGCAAGATTAAACTGTTCGAATTTTAGCCAGTTTTAAAAATTCAAATAATTTGATATACATCCAGCCAATATCAAATTCCCAAGACCGACGACTGAATTTTGGATTTGCAGGATCTAGATGATGATTGTTATGCAGTTCTTCGCCGCCGATCAGAACGCCCACCGGCATTATATTTCGACTGTGATCATCAGTTTTACCATTACGGTAACCCCACCAATGTCCTATACCGTTGATGAACCCTGCGGCCCAGAATGGAATCCAAATCATCTGTATGCCCCAAACCAATAATCCCCAGGCGCCAAACAAGGCCAAATCTATCAATAACATCAGTATAAATCCATGGCGGTGATATCTAGTATAGAAACGTTCCGCACGATCTTTGGGTGTGCCCATGCCGTACTTGATTACCATTTGCGGATCTTTAGTGGATTCATGATATAAACTCCAACCGCCCAACAACAATCGTTTGATACCAAAGATATGCGGGCTGTGTGGATCTCCTGCCACGTCTGTGTTTTGATGATGTTTGCGATGTACTGCTACCCAGGCCTTTGTGGTCATTCCAGTGGTAAGCCACAACCAAAAACGAAAGAAATGTGCCAGAGCAGGATGAAATTCAACCCCACGATGTGCTTGGCAGCGATGCAAGTATAGTGTGACCGACACAATGGTAATGTGCGTCATTATTAAAGTTGCTAGAATTAGTTCCATTTGATTTCCTAGTAAGTTGTATATTTACTATTTAAAGTTGAATGCTATGCTTATTCTCACCTGCTCACTGGTATTAGGCAATACTCTATGCTCCAATGTTCCGGCGAATACTAACAAATCTCCCGACTTAGGACTCTCTGTCCAATATGCTCCACCCTGCCTAAACTCTATATCGCCCCCGGGTACCTGTACATACAGCACACCAACTTTTGGCCAACGATTGTGAGCATGCCAGTTAGTGTATTCGCCCTGTGTGTTCGCATTCATCCACCACGAATCTATTGGACCTTCTTGTGCTTCTACAACCTTATATACATCGTCAAACCATGGAAAAGGCTGGTCAGTATATGTTCTACTCTGCCAGCCTCTGCCCGCACGATCTTGAGGATTTAACTCACGCTGTAGTAAAATCTGCTCCGCGAGTAGATCAATATCCATTGGTGCCGGTGTTCCAACCCAGTGCGTCATAGTTGTTATGCCAGTAGTATACAGAAAACAACGGATTAGATGTGCCTGCGGGTCCAAAAAATACCTGACAGCGTTCAGCACCTGACCATTCTTGGAAACGCATTCTAATAGGATACCAAGTATCTGCTGTCAACAACACGCTGTTGCTGTTGAGTTGATTGCTGTTGTTACTGGTAATTAATGGAAAGTTTGAATCAGGATCCAGTGCCGCAGATCCGATCCAGAACATGGCCACATCGTCACT